AAATCTAATTTCTTCAGCACTTTCAAAAATATATCTTAATCCACGATATGTAATTGTATATTTTTCACCGTCTGTTTCAAATAATAATAGCCAACTTGCATCTAGTTTTTGATTAGTAGTATCACCTGTTTTTCCTAAACTAAATTCTCCAAGAATGTTTAAGTTATTTTCAATAATAACTCGCCACTGCCTTAGGTTAATATCATACCTTAAACCAAATGTTTTATTAGCAAACAATTGATCAACTATCTGTGTTTTTACGTTGTCTACTAGTGTTTTAGAAAACTTAGGTACAATCTGATTTAAAACGGCCGTTGACGGAACAATATCATTAAGTATAATAGGTCCTGATCCATCTGTATTATCAACAGCACCGTCACCAACAATACTAACTACTTTAACCCATTTATAATCAAACGAGTCTGGATGGTTTGCGGCTCCGGCCATTAATGTACCATCTTTCATAAAATGATATCCTGCCGGTGGTAAAAATTTTATTAATGTTCCTTCTTCAAGAAATCTTAATGAACTACCTGTAAAACCTCCAACTTGGAAACGTGTGTCATCAGCATCTATAAAATGTCCTGTTGTTTGATTAGTACCTTTTGTAGTTTGTACCCAACTGGCTCCTAAATCTGAAGCAATTGTTTTAGGAAAGTTTGTTAGATAATAATTTAACAATTGCTTTTCAGCTAAAATAGGTTGAATAGTTTCTTCTATAATTCCTTCAAGATCTATTTTTGTTGTATAGGTAAAGTTCGTATACTTTGTTAATGTTTCTTTATATACAAGACCATCATTACCAAACAAATTTGTACTAGAATATTTTCCTGTACTATCTAATAAATCAAAGTAACGTGAAATACCACTTGCTGTTCTATTAACACTTTTAACTTTAATAATTTCTTGACTAATTCTTAATGGTGCAACTTGATAATCTTCACCAGTGACCATCCTGTTTTGTGTATAATACGTTGAAGGTGCATTTTCACGAATGCTTGTATTTGTTTCAGTAGTACTTGCATTATCTACAGTATACTTTAATGACAAAGTAATATTAAGTGTTTCTTGGTTTCCAACTGCTGATGTATAAGGAACTGCTATTCCTATTGATGTCATATCTGCTGGAATAATTTCATATGCTTGATTAACACTTGTTCTATAATAAACTCTAAAGTCTCCTTTAGGTAAATTTCCAAACGTACCGTCTGAGAAAACTAAATTAATCTTATCTTGTGATTGTGTAAGAACAGCATAAATGTTTCTTAAACTTTTACGTAAACTATTATAAACAATATTGTTTCCTTCTACTGCCTCAACCTTAGTCCATAATTCTGATTCAGCTCCAATTGAATTTAATTTATAAAGCCAAACATCTGTATTATTAATATTAGTGGCATCAACAGCAATAGTTTGATTAGTACTAGGAGTTGTAACAGTAAATGATCCTTGGTCTAATGCGCCTTGTCTAAAGTGAGCAAAGTAACCACTATTGCTACTTCCTGGACCACGCCCGTCATCTTTATGTAAAAATGCTAAACTATTTCCTGGTAAAGGTGCTTCTTCAGATATAACTCCGTTAATAACATCTGCTGAAACTATTTGGAATTGAAGGTTTCTACCATCAATATTTTTACTGTAACTATAAACCGGAACATCTGTATTACTTGCTCTATATCTATACTGATGTACTGGTATACCTTCTACTGTATCTTTCTTTACTGGTTTACCAATTTTAGAATTTACTGGTAGTGCCGCATTAAGAATCTTTTCAAATTGTTCACGCCAGTCTGGATTAGCTGGGTCATTCCAAACAACTGTTTGGTTAGATAAGTTAGTTCCGTTTGAATCTACTACTTCTTCAGTAGTTGATACTGCTTCAAATTTAATTAACCCGTTTGCTGTTTGATTACGTTTAGGATTATATGATAATAATCTTGCTAAACGCAATACTGATTCTCTACGTTCTGCTAATTCAAGAAAGTTTTCTCTAGAATTAAGATCAATACGATAAGAAATATTCTGACCTAAAAATGCAATAAGATCAATTAATGCTAGGTATTCACTAGAATCAATATAATCATTAAAATCTTCAGGATAATTTTCACGTATGTAAGCAATCATAGTGCGACGTAGACCATCAAAATCATACGATCTGAAGTCCGCATTTCTAAATGTTTGATATACACGCTTCCAGTCTTCTGCAAGAAGTAATCTGTTTTGTCTATTTGTTACTGACATAGTTTTTCCCTGTTGATACTATTTATTTGATTAAGTTAACCACATACTTAATTCTGTTAAAAATTGCTCGCTCCTTCATCAAATTTTAATCTTAATTGTTCTGAAATATTATACGGCAAATATGTTAATGTACAGTCAATTATAATACCTGATTCATACTGATCAAGAACAATACCGTCAACACTTATCCTTGGATCTGCATTAATAATTTCAGTAACGTTCTGAGCTATAACTGTCTTTAGTTGTTCTGTTAATGGTTCGTAAATAATATCCCAAATAATTGTTCCAAACTCTGGATTTTCTAATTTCTCTCCTTGACGTATATGGAAATGATTCATAAGATCTTGTTTAATTAATGCAATATCATATAAAATATTACTTTTATTAGCTGGATCAACTGTACTTAATCCACGATACGCCCTACTAGAAGCAACTGGTTTTTGACGATTTGCTGTAGTTACTCTTATTTGCTTATATAATTCTCTATCTGATATGCTCATAACTTACCCTATTGTTTTGCTTCCTTTTTAAATGGATCTGCTGTTGGTGTTAACGTTAACGGATTTACCGCTGTTATTACATTATCTCTATCTGTTAATACAATTTTAAATGCCAAAGGATTTAAATTTTCATGATGATCCCAAGGTTCATGCATTGGTACTCTTTGTGCTAAAGTTCCAAGTTGATTAAATGTTGGAATACCTGGTAAAATATGAGTATTAAGAGCTGTAACAATTTGTGCTCCAGATGCCGCAGGACCATTCATATGAATTTGTGGTGCAGTTTCTAAATGTTGTCCACCTGATTTAATATGAGTAGTTCCGCCTGAAGTAATTTTAGTTTCACCGTTTGTTTTGTATTCAGTACTACCTATTGTAGTAACCCATTGACTACCACCAAATAAACATTTAAAATTATTAAGCGTTTCTATTTGAATATTACCTTTACGTAATTTAGGTTCTCCATCTAATACATTATACGTTCCACTTGCTTTTAGATCTATATTAGCACCTGCTTCAATAGTAATATTTCTATCTGCTGTTAAATTTAAATCATTTCCAGTATGTACACTCATACTATCTTGTGCATACACATCTATTTTTCCATCTGACGTTAATTCAATCCATGCTGTTCCTTTTGAATTAGCAATATAAATTAAATCTTCTGTATTATGTAATAAAACTTGATGTCCTGTTCTAGTTCTTAATCTAACTAATTCATTATGTGGTAATTCACGCAATCCATCTAATTCATTAATAGATACATTAGCATATTCTGGTGGGCCGTCACTTGCTGGTGTTTTTCTTAAAATTTTATCATTGCCATCATCCATTACAAATGATGTACCACCTAGTCTACTTCTATGTGTATTAATAACTGAGTCAGTTAATCCTTGTGGTCCTTGTGGTGCTCCAGCAGTTTTATCAACTGGTCCTGGAGTACTAATTCCAAAGACTGAACTAGGAACTTCACGTCTAGCACTTGAAGTAGTTGTACCTCTAAACTCATCTATAAAATCTTTAGAAGCAAGACCTTGAACAACTAATTGATCAAGAAATCTTTTCTGATACGGTTTTAAAAATTTTGTTGGATCTTGTCCTACGCCTTTTTCACTTCTTCTATTATATTCAGCCGCCGGAATTTTTTTACCTTTAAAATCATCAGGTGTTCCATCAGTTGTAATTGTAGTTGATGCTTGTCCTGGCATAGCAAAATTCATATATCGATCTTGTACACATCCTAACCAGTAACATTGATTAGGATTACCTTCTGCAAAAATTACTAAAACTGTTTGTCCAACATCAGGTGGAATCATCCACCAACCATAACTTTGCTGGCTATGTCTATAAGTGTCATTATCAGTTACTGACCAAGCAGTTGTTTGTCCAGCCATCGGCGACAAATATTTTGCCTGAACAGTTTGTCCTGGTGTTGCTCCATCGTTACCTGCTGTAGTTTGTTTTAATAATTCTACTGTTAATGTACCCATAAAGTGTGGATCAAGATGACTTACAACCCTTGCTTCATATGGGCCTGGATTAGGAGCGACTGGACGGTCTTTTGAAATTTTATCTATTAATAAATTTAAAGGTAATGTCATTATGGATGCCTTCCTAAAAATGCACTTCCGGCTTGATCAACTTTTTTACCTGCTTCTTCTATTGCCGCGCCTGTACTCTTATCTCTATCTGCTTTCTTCTTCATTGCTAACTGTTGAGCTTGACTGTTTACTCTTGAACATATTAAATTTTGCTCAAAGCGTCCGCCTCTGAATTCAGATTCAATTTCTAAAACACGATATATTCCACTAAATTTTTCTAATTGTTGTGTATTTTTTGTAGCGTTATCAGATGCTTGATTAAAAACAACTATTCCATCGTCACCATAATCTAATGGTGTTCGAAACTCAATTTGTATAAACAGTGGTTGACGTTGATATACCATTTGGCCTCTTTCATCAACCATTTGGTCACCATGCCTATACGGACTATTATAATTTCCCATACCACTGTCAGTAATAAAATACGGATCGCCCCAAATTTTTAACTCAATATCTAACATATCACCACTTCCTGACATGATTAATGCTTGATGGAAAAGTCTAGCTATTTGTTCTTTCTCGTTTCCTGGTACGCCTCGCATACCTCCAGCCGCCGGCTGTATAGAAACAGCACCTACTGTTCTAAGAGGACCTCTAACATTATCTTCATCGCCTTCAGAGTCTTTATGAACTGTAGAATTAGAATTCTGTTTTTCAGCTGTTGCTGACTTACCTGCTGATACTATATCTACTTGATTGCCTCCTTTGTCAACTGGAGTAACTGTCATAAATCTATTTTCAAAATGCATATCAAAATCTATAATGTCTTTATTCTGTCCTGTGTAGATATAATTATATTCTTTAACAATGTTGTTTTTAATTATTTCCATACCAATTGCTGGTTCAGTTGGCTTTTCTATTAATCCCATATTAACTCTATATGGTATAACCCTATAAACATATAACCGTGGTTTACGACCACGTGTTACTTCTGCTTTCTCTACTGGAATATTAAATACCTGACCTTCAATTCTAAACCATTCTTTAGATCCATCTTCTGATACTGCTCTATTGACTAGGTTTCGACCAAAGTCACTAATTATAACAATTTCTTCAATAATTTTATTAATATGTGTGTCTTTTGAAAATTTAATTTCTCTATTAGTTTTAGAAATTTGAATAGCTGACATTTTATGAACTTGTTTGTTTATATCATAAATTATTCCTGCAGGGTTTGGTGCTTGGCTACCATCTTGTAAACCATCAAATACAATTTTTGCTTTACCAATAGTATTAATATTTTGTTGTTGTACAGCATCTGTTTTCATTGCTTCGCTTAAACGATTTCTTTTTATTGAAACACCTAATATATGTTTAGTCCATTCTTCAAAACTAAACCCTGGATTAGCTTCTTCAACATTAGCTGAATCTTTACCTTGCACAAAAAATCCTAGTCCGTCTGCTTCAGTTATATTTCTATCAGAAATATTTGTATCTTCTTGTTTTGCTTCTTTTTGAGCGGCAGATCCGTTACTTTCTTGTTTTATAGGAAATATAATTATATATTCATCTGCAAAAACTCTCTCATTATCTTCTTCACGTTTTAATAAATTTGTATTAAGAACAGTTGTTAAACTTTGTGCTCCAGACTGTAACATTTGTTCTACAGTTTCTCCTGAAATAGATACATCAATCGGAATTTTTTGAACTAGATCTTTCCAGCATAACATATTCCAAGCATAAGCGTCTATTTCATACTCAGTGCCTCGAGTACTTACTGTCATATTAGATTGTGAAAGTTTAAAAGGTATATGCCTTTCTGTCTCGCCATCTATATTTGAAAGACGTGTAAGTTCTCCTATAGACTCAGTAAAGTCTGAACCGCCAGCAGTCTTGGGTTCTTGCAAATAACCTACCCAGTCTATTGAAAGTAAAAACGGAGCTTCTTGATAATTTTGATGACCGGCACGCCTAGCGGCTACTTCTAATGTTTCTAACCATTGTCCCATACTATATGGTTCAATTATTTTAAAACTAAAGTCATTAACATTTGTTAGTCTGGAGTTAGGACTCGGTGAAACGGATTGTTTTAAAGTTATATCTTCTATAAAGTATTCTGTTTTACCACCAATAGCTTCTTCCATTGCTGTTGTTGGTACTATTCTTCCACTTCCTTGTTGACGTAGAGCGTTTATGCCTCCTGCTGATTTAAGAATTACGTGCTTTGCACCATTTTTTATATATGTTCCATCAGGATCAGCAACTTCTTCATCAGTTAAAACACCAATCGTAAACACATAATTGGCACTAATAAATCTTTCTAATACATTAGGTCGGAATCTTTTAGCAGGAACTATAAGCTCGGACATCTGAATTGTATTTTCTCCTTGCTCTAACCCAATGTCTCCTTCTGTAAGATCAACTGAGCCAGTTGACCCGTTACCTATACTATCAAATTCAGAAGTAACTTCACCATTTGCATTGAGTATCTTATTTGCTTCAGTTTTAACATTGCCAACAAGGTTTTGTGTTTCTCCTGTAACTGCTGTAATTGTTTTATCTGCTATGTCGGATACATTATTATTAAATGTTTCTAAAGTTTGTGTAGCTGAATTTTCAAATTTTTCAAGTTGTGGAACACCGCCTTCAAAAGAATTTTCAAACTTTGCTGTTATATTTTCTGCATCCTTTGAAATAGTAGCACCAAGTGTTTGTTGGACCTGAATAACTGAAGGGTCAAGAATCTCGCTTGATTCAAGTTTAGTTTTTTTTAAAATATTTCCAAGATCAAACATGATGTTATCCTAATTCGCTTTTAACAGCCGCCGCATTAGGCAAAAGTATTTCAACGCCGGCCTCAAAATCATAAATTGGATCTTCTATAACATCCATATTACGTTGTGCAAATATCCACCATAACTTTGGATTATCATATAAATCATAAGCAAGTAAATCTGGTCTATGATTATATTGAGCACCTATAATATAAGGTACGTCATCATTAGATGCCGGTACTGGACGGATTTGAAAATATCCTAATGCTGTACCATTGGATGTATAGCCGGTCTTTGCCCACGGAGATGATGCACTTGGCATTAAATAAATCCTCCTGTGTTCGGACCAACATAACCACCTTTAACAAACTTTTCAAGACTGAATGATTCAACTGCACGTCTGCTGTAAAGAGGTTGTAGTGTTACTGAAAATAAACTTTGTGCCGGTGCCCAGCTACTCTTTGTAGCTTTTGCATCGCCAGGGGCTCCCATAGCTGTTGACTGAGTGTTCTTAGGAATCATTGGACCCATTACGCCGCCAGTATATTCACCTATTGAAGTTGAAATATAATCAACTTCTTGTGGCATATCAACTGTAAACTGTACAATAACTACAGGAACATCATTAAACACATAATCACCATAACCGTTTAACTTAACTACTGGTGGTGGAGCACCTTGATTTGGTCCGCCGCCTCCATAAAACATTTTTGTACAGCTTCTTAAATAATGCAAAGCTGATACCCAGTATTGAGCTTCAATTCCATTTTGTACAAAAAAGTCACCTGTAATAACTAACTGGTCCACTTGTGAGTTAGAGTAAATCTGGAACGGATAATTAGTATGTGTAGGGGCTAACGCATTATAACTTGCACTATGACTTATTAACACCGCTGGAGTAAAAGGAAATACAAGACCGTTTGTTTTTATTAACGGTTGGAACAATTCCGACTCAGTTTTAAAAGGTTCTACATTGGGAATACTTAAACGCACTCGCCAGTCCTGTTCTTGGGCTTTTGGAAAACTTCCTGTTGCCGATGATTTAATTGGACCTTTCGCTCCCGCTGGTAAATGGGCTTTACGAGATTCTTTCCCAAACCCCTTTGCACTTGTAATATTTTCTGCTAACGTTTGGGCTTTCCGAAATTGTCCTTCTAGCTCTTTAGATGATGGCAAAAATTCATTTGCTTTATCAAAGCCTTTTTGTATATTGCTCGATATTGTTTCAATGATGCTCATTTGGCTATACTCCTACAAGTATTTAGTTGACTTTATTAAGTGCATAGTTTATAATAAGACTTTACTATGGAGAATTATATGAGAAAAGTGAACTATTTGAACAACAGAGATCTACTAGCAGAGATCCATAAGTCAAAAAACACATTTAGCAGTTTCACAGATGATACCTTTAACCAATTTGATATCATTTTACCCAGCATTGAGAAGATTAATATACGTACAACCGCCGAAGCAAAGCGTAATAGAGCCAAACGAATGAGTCAAAAGGACTATGAGGCACGTAAAGCCAATGGTGAAAAGGTTAAACAAGCTGAATGCGATATAGATTATAAAAAAATAAACAAAACAGAAGTGATCTTTAGAGTAATGATGTTTGATCACATACCTGACGACAAAGGGCGTAAAAAGAAACCTAAAACAATAGCTGATACTAAAGAAAAACTAAACTTTCCACCTTTTCAGCATTATAAGTTCAACGAACAAGATGAATTAGTGTGTGTAGGTAAAAGTCATTGGGTTGGTGGTATGGAAAACGGTTATTATGATAAAGGTTGCGGCCAAGCAACAAATAAACTAGCTATGATGTGGATGAAGCTATGCGAACGATACGCAACTAGGGGTAATGTTAGAGGTTATACATATAATGACGAAATGAAGGGTCAAGCAATCTTACAACTTGCACAAATAGGCTTACAATTCGATGAATCTAAATCAAATAACCCATTTGCATACTATACTGCCGCTGTTACAAATTCTTTTGTTAGAATTATTAATATTGAAAAGAGAAATCAAAACATTAGAGATGATATTTTAGAAATGAATCATATGAATCCATCATTTACAAGACAAAACCAAGGTGTATGGGAACGTGAACAGGCTGAACATAATAAAAAATTTAAAACTGACACTTCGAAGAAAGAAGGAGTTGACAAATAACAAAATATAATATAATATATGAATAGAGGTAATAAAAGTGTTTAAAAAGGCCGCCGTCTTTACGGATATACATTTTGGATTGAAGTCAAACAGTAAAGTACACAATGATGATTGCGAAGAATTTATAGATTGGTA